ACCGGTTTATCATCAAACCCTTGCTTGCGAAAATTCTCAACAAAGAAGTTTTTAGCCGTGTTGCCAATTTCAACCACGGCATTTTCCAACGCTTTACGCGCTTTCTTTTCTGCTCCTTTTAGGTTGAATTTGTTTTGCTTTGCCATTGATTACGATGATAACGGTGGTAAATTCCAATTCACTTTCGCATTCGCCTTGTCTTCTTTTGCTATATCAAAATACGGGTGCTTGTCTTTGCCCTTGGTCTTAAACACGTAGCCATCAATGCCCGCATTCATTCTAAACAATGGCGGTACATCATCGGGCGGTGTGAACCCGCTCATATCCGTTAGCGGTTCTTCATCCTCGGCTAACTGCGCTACCGTGCATCTACACCTCCATCCGTTAGGTGGGTAGTATTGCTTCCAAAACGGGTCGTTCACAGGTCGCACGATGTTATCAAGTTGCTGATGCGTTGGCCTTACTCTGCCATCACCAACGGTTTGGTATTTCAACAACGGCAACACATCCTTGTCTATTTCTATGCGCTTCCAATCCGAGGCCATACGTGCCGATGCTTTGGCGGTTTGATATTCGGCTTGTAAATAATCTTGGTTGTATGTGCCAAATATCGGCTCTGCTGCACGTTTGAAAGCGTAAAAGTTTGACTTGTATTCATCAACGGCCAACAAGGCGGTCAATGCTCGTGTTTGCTGATACGTTTTTGCACCACTAAACACATAAATATTATTCAATAAATCGGCAGTCAACACCTCATCCACTACGGGTGCAAGGTCGATGCCATCTTTTAAATATTTGGCCGTTTTCAAATAAATACCTTGCGGAAGTTGAGCAGGTGTTACGGCACCTATCCATACATCGTTTGAAAACTGATTAAAATCATTCTCATTGAACGGTGTCGGTGGGTCAACTTCCTTATCGATATTCAGTATGTCGCAATACCCGCACATGTTATTTGTATAGGTTACGCAGTTTGTTTTCTACCTTAATAACTTCTTCTTCTTCATCGGCTTCGGGCATTTCATCTGCTATTTCAACACCATATTTATGCTCTAAATATTCATGCTCTAACTTGATGCCCGCTTGTAAGAATGATACATCTATTTTGGCCTGCTCTGCTAACGGCAAACTTTCGCTATCATCGTACTTGAATGTGCAACCTGCAAGGTCAAAACCATTTCTAATCATCATCGGCACAAGTTGGTTCTCAATTACAAACTGCATCTTTAACGTGTCTTGTTTGGCAATCATATCGGCCACGTTCTCATGTACGTTTGCACTGCCCGAATACGCCTTTTCATCGGTGGTGCCTGTTTGCCCTAAGATTATCTTGCTAATCTCACTATTGCACCTTTCAACCATGTTATCAAACACTTGATACGCATCTGTCCTGCTTGCTTGCATCAATTCAATGTTGTCGTTAAGGTCTAACACTGCCCAAGAAGCTACACCCATGTTTTTGAGCATGTTTTCCATGTTTTTGCGTGTCATTTCATCCCTCACATCTGTTTTACCTACTCTAATTGGTGAGCCGAATACCTCTGCAAACTCTGCCCATGCTGCCATTGCGTTTTTCTTCCAAATAACATACGGTGCAAGGTACATCATTAAACCTAAATCTCTTTTCTCGCCAACTCCTATACACCAATTGTTATACGGTGCTTCATCAAAGTGCTTGCCCTCGGTAACGGTTGCTGTGTTGGTGCGTACCAAACTAAATTCGGGTACTACGTAAATTCTCGGTATCAATTCAACACTTGAATACTTATCATTCACTATTGCCCCAAATTGAACGCAGGAAAATCCCCAAAAGATACTATCTAAAGCCAAGTTTTGAAAATCATAAAACCACTTTTGATTGAACAACTCTGTTTTAGCTTCATCACATTCACCATCTGGGCCATACACCATAAACCTCTTGCACAATATCTTTGATTTACGTTGCAGCATGGCACTTTGAACCTGCCCATCTAACACTATCTGTTGATAGGTTTGCATCAACAGAAATCTGTTAGGGTACATCGGTGACTCTGCTGATTGCAATGCAATGTTAAAGCGTGTTGCATCTTGACGTACCCTCTGCAACTGCTGCTCAAAGTCAATAGTTTTACGGATGTTGGCCTTTTGAGGTTGAGGTTTGCTGAAGTTGAATATATCGTTATACCAAGCCATTACTTAAAGAAATTATCTTGTTTATCTAAACTGTTACCGTAACGGATGCTAAAACCCTCACTATCTGCTGTGTTAATGTTCAACACCTCGGCCGTATCTGTACCGCTTGCCCATCTATCAAGTTGGTCCAATGCTTCCCGGTTGCGCTCAATTCTCAAATCGGGAATGTTGCGCGGGTTAATACGTGCATGCAAGTTGTATAAGGTCATGTCCATTGCCAACTCAACAAACATTGGGTATCTGTTATCGCCCACTGTCCAATACAAAGCGTTAGTTGTGGCATAACCTATCATCGGTGTCCAGAATGCTGTTAAGGTCAATGCCTTATTTGTGCTTGCTACTAATGCCGTGTAAACAAAGCCGTTGTTATCGGTAACAATATCATCCTTTGCGTATTCGGTTGTTTTATCCCATCTGTTGAAGTCCTTAACGTGTGTAATCACTTCACCTGCTATCACTCGGTCACGTGTACGGTAGTGGCGGCTGTTTGAATAGGCATCCATCGTTCCAAGTTCAATGTCAACCATGTACCTTTGGACTAATTTTGTCCTCATTCTACTTATGGCCTTAACCTCGCTATCGTACAAGTTCTGCGGGTTATTCTCGGTAATTTGATTGAGGTCAACCGTTTGAATAATGCTAAGATAGTCGGAGGTTTTTAGAAATCGTGCCATGATGCGAAATAATAAATAAAATTTCGATATTGGGCAAATATGTAACTAAAATCTTGATGCTGATTTGTATTCTGCATCTCTACCAACAACAACCAACGGTTTGATGATGCCTGTTTGGAACCTTGCGTATTGCGATGGGAATACAGATGTGATTAAATAACGTGTCAAGTCTACAATATGTCCGTAGGGTTGATAACTTACCTTGGTAACGGGGTCTAAAACGGTCTTTTTATCCACTTTGCCGTTTTTGTCTTCTTTTGTATTTTCAAAGTCCAATATTGCTACTCGGCAACTTTCATCGGCTACGAAACTAATGCCTTGCTCATTGTACGCTAATATGGCATTGAAGAAATCAGCACTCGGGCGAACGTTGGGGTTGGACTTGCTCACGCGCCTAATCGGTTTAACCTCATCAAGTTCAGTTATTAATAGTCGAAATAGGTCGAAACCCTTTTCTTGCTTCACATCATCCTTTTGCGATGTGCTATCCCCGCAAACGTACACATGCCCTGTATGCTTCCAATGTCGAAGCAGTTGCAATATTGCCCGCGCCATGGCTTTGACCGTGTTGTCGGGATTTTTCAATGCCAAGCAGTCCAACATTCGCACCTCGTTTTCATCACTAATTTGGAACACACCACAAGGAAAGTATGGGTTAACGTTTTCATCAAAGGAAAGCCAAACGGCAAGTGATGGATCATAAGTTACAATCCCGGTATGCTTAACCGTTGACCAACTTTTAAGAAACTCGCCACCGAAATCCACTTTGCCCCATTCGCCAAGGACATAAACTTTGTGCAAGTTCGGGTTGGCTTTCACTCGCTCGGTTAAGTGCTTGATGTAATCAGCATCAAGGAACGCATTGTCCTTGTACGTAGTATGCAACACATAGGTATCATCATCGGGCGCATCAAAGAACCTGCGCTTTAACCAATGCTGTTCACTTATTGGGTTGAATGTAATTATGAATTGTTTATAGTTACTTGTTTCACCTCGCACCCTTAACTCTAATTGATTAAAGTCCAATTCATCTAATTCGGTTGCTTCCTCACACCATACCGAAGTAATACCTGCAATTGATTTGATTTTCTCGGCATCATCCATACCTGCACAAAGTATCTCGTTACCTGTTGGCGTATGAGTAAAGCGCATTTCGCTTTTGTTGATAGTAAACTCGGAATAAATATCGTATTCAAGTAGCTTATCAATCAACAACTGATATATTGAATTACGTATCGTGGTAGCTACTTTACGGATGCACAATATACGGTGATTGCGCTCTGTTGTGGTTCGCAGTATTATCTTTTGGATGGCTGCTATGGATTTGCCAGAGCCAATCAGCCCGCCCCGCCTTTCAATACCAAGTATCTATGTTGGCTTAAAAGTGCGGGGCGGTAGCAGTTATTTATTTTCATTGTCTATAAATTCAACTTTCCACAAGCGTAACTTCTCGCCTTGTGTTGTTAAATCAGCATTAACCGATGTCGGTATTAACTTCGCTGCCAACTTGTAAAACTCGGTTGTGTTTTCCTTTGCCCATGTTGCAAGGTTCGCATTCTTATCACCTTGCAATTCATTAAACGCAATCTCAAACGCTTCCTTTACTGATTTGGTCAGTTTGTTTTGCGCTCCTTTCGGTTTGCCGCTATTTCCTTTAGTAAAACCCATTTTTAAGTGTATTTTCGTGTATTTTTCACGTTTTTCACGTTCACAAAGATACAAATTATTTTAATATGCAAGTGATTAAGGTTTGAAACTCGGTAAGCGAACGGATGATGTAATATTCAAACCCTTGATTGCAAATTAGCAACTCCCATTCACGTTGCCCTGCTGATTGCACACCATCTTCAGTTTTAAACTCAATCATGTACGCTTTTGATTGATAGTAAAGCACCATATCACTTCTACCCGCCACCAATCCCTTTGCCTTATTTCTTGCGCCATCAATTTTGTTTTTGCTATTGTTTAGGTTATAACACAATAAACCTCTTAAATTTGGGTAAGTGTTGTGAAACCAAACGTAACAATCTTGATGTAATTTATCCTCCGATAACTTTTTTTCGTTTTTCATTGAGCAAATTTACAACAAAATCTTGATGCCATTTATTATTTTGTTTCTTGTACTTCTTGCACCAAATAGACAACTGTTCCCCCGCCATCTTAACTGAATGTTCGTGGTTAGTGATAGGCAAATGTTTGAATTCATATTGAATAATATGGTCGCAAATTTTGTGCAATACTGCGTAAGGTTTCCAACTGCGCTCCTCGGCTAATTGGAATAGGTGTTCTGTTGGTATATTCATTGGTTTTTCTCTTGTTAGTTTAACGAGTTGTTGTATCTTTTCTTCTGCTTCTTGTGCTTTTCTTTCTTGCTCAAAATCATGTCCGCAATTCTCACATTGCACTTTTCTTGTGTGTTGCAAATGACCACAATTTGGACACTCTTTAACAGGTGACATTCCTGCACTTGAATTTTCTTTTTTAGTGCCTTTTCTAAAATATGTTTGCCAATCAAAATAATCTGTGTATTGTCCATGTCTTATGGTGTTTTTGCCCAAATCAATCACGGTAAATTTATCCTTATCTGTGTGCAACCGTGACCCTCGGCCAATCATTTGCAAGTATAATGACAATGACTTGGTGGCTCTGTTAAGTATTACCGTTTCAATACTTGGCTCATCAAATCCAGCGGTCAACACACCTACATTGCAGATGATAGCATCACGTTCCAATTTAAATTTCTGCAATATCTCGGCACGTTCTTTTTTTTCTGTTTCGCCTGTTAACTTATACACGTTCAATCCTTCAGAAAGTAAGGCATAGTAAACGGCATCATTGTGTTTTAGATTAACGTTAAATATCAGCGTTTTTTTGCCTGCCGATAATTTCCAATAACTTTCAATCACATTTGCAACCATTTTCTCGCTTGAATAAAACTCCTCCATTTGTGCTTCATCAAAATCACCGCCCTTGACCTTAAATTTTTGCGCACCAACCAAATCACTCGCAAAACCATAGGCATCACAATTCAATAAGTAATTATCATTAATCAAATCAGTAATGGTCACAGGTTGCAATAATTCAGCGTAATAGTTAGCCAATGGATGTTCAGCAATGGGAGTCGCAGTAACACCTAATACTTTGCAATGTTCTTGCTCAAAAAATGGCATCTTTTTAAAATTACCGATGTGGCACTCATCAATAATGACCAAACCAAATTTAG